CCGTTAAAACCAAAAACATAACTGAAGCTTGAAGCTGCACCATCAGTTAACAGCGGCATAATAACTTTTTGTACGCCGTGCTTGTTTTTAAACTTTGCAATTAACTCAGGAACCGCGGATAAAACTTCAACAAGTGGTGTACCACCCATGCGTTCATATTCAGAATACCACAGGTAATGCGTCAAGTCATACCCAACGGTTTGATAAAACAAGTTGTTAAAGGCTTCAGTATAGTCTGACTTTTTAAACGATGAGCTCAAAAGATGACAAACTGCCGTGTAGCTATGATCTAAATCGCCAACTTTGTACTTATAACCTTCTTGTGTATTTGATCTGTGTCTATCATAGGAAGTAAACGTATACACATCAAAAGGAATACCTACTTTTTTGCAAAACATTGCTAATGTTAGCGTTTGACGTATGACATTTCCTAGGATGTTTCGCATTGATCCTGAACGATCAATAAACATAACCATACCGTGGCTTTTTGCATCAGCTAACTTTGTTACTTTATTAAAAATATCATCATTGAATTTGTACTCATGTAACTTGTTTACATTCAAAGAACCTGCACGAGATGTTTTAGACCTAGAGTATTGAAAGGCAGCTTTACGCATTTCAAATTCTTTAACCATAACGTTAACAATTTTAGTGGTCTCATCAACAAAGGTTTTTAATTCTGACTTATAATTAGTATGCCGAAATGTATCTGGCACAGTATCTTGAGAAAAAACAGTTTGATTGTTTTCGGCACGCGACCTTGCAATTTCGTGATAAGGAATAATCATATCTTGAAGCTGTTTGCTGTTGCAAAGATTAATTGCGTCAGGAATACTACCGTCACGATTACGCTCAACTAAGTTATTTTCATTAGTTCTAAAGTTGTCATCTGTTGACGTATCCATGATATCTTGATTAATATCATCATCGCAGTCAGACCCTAACGTTTTTGTTGTTTCTTCAGTTTTTTGATCAGTCTGTTCGTTTTGAAAAGTATTATTTTCAAACGTATTGTTATTATTTTCGAAACTATCCAATGAATAAGACGAATCGGTATCATCCTTACTGTTAGGCTCAGTAGTTTGTTCTGAAGGGGTTTCTTTTGATGTTGACTGATCGCTGCTTTCATCAGCGCTGTCTTCAGAAGATGATTCTCCTGATCCTCCGTTTGGTGAGCTCTGAGTTTCCTTTTGCTCATTTTTTTGCTTTTCCTTTAAGTATTCATATATTGCGCGGCATGTAGAAATAACATCATCCCATGTTTGCACAGACATAGCCATGTCAACATATGGTTGTTCTTCATTAGAAAAGTCAACGCTTATTAAATCTCGTAGTTTTGACTTAAGATTAAGACGATTCATAAAGCTCATTGTATTGACGTCTGTATCGCCAATGCCAAAAAAGTCCTGAACCATTAAATTATGATAGCCTTTTTTGAATGAATTAATCAATCCTGGATATCGGTTTTGAATCAGCTTTTCAATGCGAATATCTTCAACAACGTTGATGAATGCACGTGGACATCCAGGAATATCAAAGCTCGAATTGTGCCATCCGTCTGAAGGCGTTTCAAGTGCATGACCTACTTCATGGCCAATAAGCAAGTCATATACATTCTTGTCCATTTCCTTGAACAAAGGAAGACCAAGTACTCGATTTTCAACATCAAAATATGCTGTAGGAATGTTCCCATGCTGAATTGTAATGTTTTCACGAGCTAGCAGCTTAGCAAGGATAGATTTTGAGTTGGATTCCATACGTATTCCTCCAGGTTATATAGCAATTATATACTGGATCTAGAGTCTTGTAAAGGATTTTTTTCCTAATTGTTGCAAATTTGCAACAATTATATTTATCTGTTGCAAATTTGCAACAGTTAATTTTGTGCCTTGACCATCTTTGAAAAGTTGCGATCCTTAGTAAATTCGATTTTTGATCTAAACTTTCCGTCAAGTATATCCCCTTTATGACTTATTACGAATACGTTTGCATCATCACGAAGAGTGTGTAGGATTTTCATAAGATTGTCAACACCGTCTTGATCGAGTGAGCTATCAAAAGTTTCATCAAGAATAAGCAAGTTTGTTGATGCAGAGTTTTTCATACGAGCAATTTGTCGCCATGCAAACAATAGTGCTAAATCAACCCTTTGTTTTTCGCCTTCTGAAAACGACGTATAATTAAAATCATCGCGGTGGCGAGACTTGATTGTTTCATTGAAGTTTTCATCAAGATGAAATGATACAAAAAAGTCTAAAACATTGAGATACTTGTTAATCAACGTGTTCATGACTGGCAGGTATTCTTTGATAATTTTAGTTTTAATGCCAGTGTCCTTGAGCATTTCATATGCAGCTTCAGAATATGTACGATCTTCGAGTAGTTTTAACTTACGCTCATTTAAACTATCACGCTCATCAATCAAATTGCGATGTTCTTCATTTGCTTTTGACAAGTCACCTGACTTACTAGATAGGTTTGCAATTTCACCTTCAATTTGTACAATTTGATCTTGTAAGCGAGCAATTGCTTTATTGTTTGCGTAAATTTCATTGTTCCATTCTTGCACCTTTTCGTTTGTGTCATTAAGGAGTTTAAGTTGAGCATCAAGAGTATTTGATTTATTTGCAGCTAACTCCATTCCGTTTTGCAGTTCACGAGCCTTTTCCTGAGCTTCTTCAAGTTTTGCTTTTCTAATCGCATTAGAAATGACTTGAGTACAAGTCGGACAATTCTGATGTTCTTCATAAAACTTTGCATCTTTTACTACACCTGTTATTTGATGTTTAAATTGTGCTTCATATTTGAGTACTGACTGATGCTCTTTTCGAGTCTTGTCAATATTTTCTTGAAGTCCTTTTTGATTACTGTCAATTGATACAGTAAGATCTGAATTGTTTTTTTGAATTGATGTAATTTCTTTTTGTATTTCAACAATCTTTTCTTTTTTATCGCGGAGGTGTGCATCATTGATTTCTGTTATATCTTTGATGTATTTGACTTGCATGGTGATTTTTTCTTTTACTAATTCAATAGCATGAGTTGCAGCCGTAATTTCTTCCTTAAGCTTTGACATTTTTTCTTTAATAATAGTATTCATTTTACTAAAGATTTGAATATCCAAAAGATCCTCAATCACTGCCCTTCTAGCATGAGCTGGAAGTTGCATAAAAGGAATAAAGGATGATGAACCAAGCACTACGATTTGATGAAAAGACTTATGATTGAGCTTTAGTACGTTTTGCTCAAGGAACTTTTGATAGTCCTTAGCGGCAGCTGATTGATTAATCATGTTACCGTTTTGGTATATTTCAAACTTTGTTGGTTTGATACCACGCACTATCTTAAACTCGTGTGCTCCTGCCTTGAACTCAACCTCAACAATTGTACCTTTCCCATTGATTGAGTTAACCAATTGCATTTTGTTTATGTCACGGTGAGCTTTACCAAATAAACCAAATGACAGCGCATCAAGCAAAGTAGACTTACCTGCGCCGTTTGATCCAACAATCAATGTAGTCGGAGAGCGGTCAAGTAAAACTTCAGTAAATTCATTTCCAGTCGATAAAAAATTGCGCCATCTAACAGATTTAAAGTGGAGCATTATACAATTTCCTCATTACAAGCTTCAACATATATTGAACGCATAAAGCCTTTCATGCGCTCTTTATCAAGTTCAGTGTCAACTGCATCTACATACGAGTCAAGAAGTTGAGTTGTATCTTCAACAGAAATATTTTCATCATCAATGTTTTCACCCATAAACTCATTAAAGGTTTCAGCAATTTTGAGTTCATGAACTTCAGTATTTTGAATTTTGTCAACAAACGAATCAAATAGGTAAGGATCTGATTTATTGACAACAACTAACTTAACAAATTTGTCCTTTAGCTTTGACACATCGTATTCTATATTATAATCCATTTTTGTGTCGTCGTAAAGGATTTTTTCAAATAATGTAAGAGGGTTTGCTACTGCAGTTAATTCACGAGTCTTAGTATCAATCACGTGGAAATGTTTTGTATCATGAGCATCAGCCCATGTAAATTCCATTTGAGAACCTAGGTAGTGTACATTGCCTTTTGTTGATTTAGTATGAAAGTGTCCTGTAAGAACTGTTTCAAACCTGCTAAACACATCTGCTTCCATACCACCTGTTGAAATAATGCCTTTCATGTGTTCAAAACCACTTAGTTCAAGATGCGCGCCGACCCAGTCAGCATCACATTTAGAAATAAACTTCATTGTATCATGATAATTTTCATTGTTAATCCATGGAATCAATGCCATGCGAAGACCGTCGTAGTCCATGACTCGTGGTTTCATTACAATGTTGACATTATTAGTATAATAACCCATGAGCTCTTTGAGAGAGCAAAGTTCATTTGTAGATTTAAAATACACATCGTGATTGCCAGGAATAATATCCATATGCATTCCTTCATCGACTAAACGATTCAGAAATGCCTTACGATTAGAGTTCAATGCCTTAAAGTTAATATATTTACGATGATCGTAGTAATCACCCAAATGAAGTATTGTTTTGATATCGTTTTTTAACAGATATGGAAAAAATACTTCATTATAAAACCGCTCTTGGTATTCAATAAAAATGTCAGACGAATTGCGTATGCCACAGTGCGTATCAGAAATTACAGCAATTTTCATATTAGTCACTACCCATAAAAAATTCAATACCTTTCTTTTTTTGCTCTGCTGCAAATTCTTTAATTTGAGTATCTGTTGTTTTAACCTTATCAATTCTATCTTTAAGCTGTTCAACAAATGGTTGAGCAATGTTTTGGTTAAAGTCATCCAAACCATCAAACTGAATAAAGTTTTCAATTGATGCGGTTTCTATAAATTTAAATTTAATATCTTGTTGCTTTTTTTCTTTTGCAAGACGGCGCAAAAAAGCAAAATAACAAATTTGAGTAAAATAAGAAAATGCGTTGGGGTTACCCGTTCTCGTTGCAGCATCAATATTATAATTCAAAATAGCTTTGAGACAGTTTTCCACACCATCCATAACCATTTCTTCACGATAGGTATATCGAATAAAGTTTGATTTGTGAGATAGGCCTTCTGCAATTTTCAAAAAGCATTGAGCGACATAGTCAGGTACAATAGGAATTGGAGTTCCGTTTTCCTTTGCTTCATTTACTTTTTTAACGTATTCAACAACAGCAAGTGAAAATTCTTTGTTGTTAACGTAATGTGGTTTCTTTTTTGCATCAATCATTTTTACACCTTATTAATTATATAACCATTATAAACCAAAATGAGGAAAATGTAAATAGAAAAAAAAGTTGTTGACAACTAAGTGTTTTTAGTATATAATAAATCTATGGTTTGGGCGGGGGTATATACCAGTCTAATGTATTGTTGGATTACCATCGTCTGGTGGCTCAGACAGGTATTCGTCAAGTTCAACGTCCATTTCATCAATATCATTATCAATATACGATCTAATATCGGAGGTATCATTTGTTTCAAGACACATGCGAATGTATTTTTCCTTTACGTCGTTAGCACACTCAACAAAAGATATAATATGTAATTTTGATACTGCACAAATATTTATCTTTGATAAAGGTTGCCAATCAGTAAAGTAATATGCCTGAGTATCATTATTTATTACAGAGTGTACCTGCAGTGGTTGAGACAATACAACCACATCATTTTGATCGTCTGAAACCATTGATATTACATCATCTCCAGAGGATAGTTTGAAGTGCCTTATGTCAACATTTGATAATTCTTTCATAATGGTACCTCATATATTTTGTATTCAAATTTTTCACGAGTATAAATTTTTATACGTTCTGCAGAATGTTGCAATGTATAATTCTTATGAGTCTTATGGTGAAGATCATCAGCTAAGTCATATAGTACAGTATCCTTTCCATTGTCTGATTTCCTTAACCCCCGACCAATAGACTGCAGTACTCGTATTTGAGATTTTGAAGGAGAAGCAAATATAATATTATGTATATTCCTAATATTTATACCAGTGGAAAATGTACCTAAAGATGCAACAATAATTGCATTTTTTTCAGTTTCAACAATTGACCTAATTTTTTCACGATCATCAACATCCGTTGAGCCTGATACGAAAAATACCTTACGTCGCTCGTGCGCACTATTTTTAATCAAATCGTAAAGTACCTTTCCATGCTTTTCAACAAATTGAAATAATACTAATGTATTACCATCCTGATCAAGAGCAAGATTGCGTATAAAATTGTTCCTAGGTTCATGCCTTACAATAAAATCAATTTCATCCTGATATTTTGCCTTTTTGACTTGCTGACAAATTTCCTCAGAATACTTCAAGAGCAGCATATTGATTTTTAATTTGGCAAGAGCTCCAGACTCCATCAAATCCTTTGTGGTTGTTACATAATAACAAGGACCGAACAATCCTTCAAGTACTAATTTATGAGTTTGCGTACCATCTAACGTACCTGTTGTGCCAAACCGGTATTCAGCATCACGAAGTTTTGTAAGTATTGCAGTAAGGGATTTTGCCTTGAAGTTATGAGCCTCGTCTCCAAATACAGCACCAAATTGTTCAAACCAAGAAGCAGGCATTTTGTATATTGATTGCCACGTTGATACAATAACACGTTTTTTTATGTCTATTTTTTCTTTACCAGCATAAATCATATGACACAGCGAGTCAGCATCAAATCCATCATCAAACTCTGAATAGTCCTTAAAGTCAGTATACATTTGTTGTACCAGCGAGGTTGTAGGTACAATAATCAAAGCTTTCTTTTTATTATTATTTAAAAAATATCTAAGTAGCAGATATATAATCATTGACTTACCTGAGGCAGTCGGTGATATTAACATTGCTTGTCGTTTTTCTAATGCATGCTCTACGGCCTCAAGCTGATAATCCCTAGGTTCAATTGGTTTTCCTTTTGAGGTAAGTACTGTATCGTTAATGAATCCTAAATCAACTTGATGACTCATTAATGGTACACCATAAAAATTATCGAACTCAAGTTCTATTTTATAGTTACGGCCTTCTGCATTAGCAAATTCTTCAAGGTATTTATATAATCCCGTATATAACTCACGAGTACGTGAGTCGTACAATCTTATTTTTCCATCCCAAAACTTATTCTTATAAGCGGGCATAAACTTGTAACCAGGAATATAAAACGTAAAAAAATCTGTAAGCTCATTCATTACTGAAGGAGAAGACTCTACGGTCAAATATACATGATTCTTTTTACGTACCTTGATTATATCCATTACATCCCACTTGTAAACTTACGCCATTCAATTGTATTTTTAATATTTTGATGACGCCACTTGATATTTTCTAATATTTCTGTTAAAGTATCTATAAGCGTTTTTAAATACTCGATTTGGCCTTGAGCTGCTTGAATGTCTTTATCTGAATCGTAGAAGTGATCCATTTCACCTTTGAGTATTTTTAACCCATTGAGTGGATCGTATTCCCAACCCAAGTCATCCATTTCTTGTTTTGATAACTTACCATTATACCAAAGGTATTTGTTTTTGAGCAACACTTTAAAATCCATTTCCTTCTTTTTACATTGAAGCTTTGTAATGGACAATAATTCTAAATATTTAGAGTGAAGCTTTGCAGAATTGATTGATGAGCTGTCAAGGTTCATTTCATCAATAGGAGAATCTTTTTTCCACATTTCAAGTATATCTTCAAGCTTTAACATTCTATATCCTTTTCACTTTACTAAATTATTTATTATAACACAAATTAGGAAATTTTAAAATATGAGTAATGGAATACTACATCTGCAGTTAAATATTCTGCATCAGTAACGGTTGCATCAAATGCAACGGCAGATAGGTTAATTGGAAAGGCTTTAACAAATTTAAACTCGCGCACAACATTGTTATGCGAACTCATTACGAGTAAAGAAATATCCTTGTATTTATTTTCAGTGTTTGAATCTGGTTCAGTAACTGCGCCATACATCCAATCATGTATTTCAATATAATTTGTAAAGTCTTCATCAATTAAAAAAGATAAACTAAGATCTGCATAGTTAAGTTTATCTGGTGCAAACGCAATGTTGCGTTGCGGTAAATTCAACGGTGCTGCCTCGGCAGTAAGATCTGGAATTTGCGCGCGTTGAACAGAAAAAATAGCATTCTTGTATCGTTGACCATCAATTACTAACCTAAAGCTATGTGGTAGAGCAAAAGAAGGGTTTTGATTTAAAGTACTACTGGTATCAAAGTTAACGGTCTTATCGTATATCATAATAGAAAATCCTATCGTATTATATCATTATTTATAAGCAAAAAGAAAGGGACCGAAGTCCCTTTCCTTAATAACTACCGATTAAGGTATGTAGCTAATTAACCCTCACCGAGGATGTTAGCAACCTTAAAGATACGATAGTATTGGTTTGAACGAACCGCACCAATGTCGCTCTGAGGTGTTGCCTGAACAAATGGGTTTGCGACCATGCCGTAGCGAGTCTTGAAACCAATTTTTGGCTGGAAGTTGTTCTCACCAACTGCACGAACCATTGTGAGTGGCACGTATGGGCAATAGAACAAACCAGCATCATATGGGCTTGCACCGCGATAACCCATTGTCAAGTAGTTGACAGTTGCATAAGGATCGATGTAGACCTTGATGCCGCTGTTCAACAAACCAGCAAAGGTATTGCCAGTATCGTCAACTTGCAAGTTGGTGTTAGCAGCCATTGCTGGTGTGTAGTCTAACATACCTGATGCACGGAGAGCAGTTGCAACATCCGATGAACAGATAATGAAGTTACCTTTACCGCGACGTGTTTCACGTGCAATAACATTTGCTTCACGCTCGAGCTGAACAACCAAGCCCTTGTACTTTTCAACTGACCAACGGCCATCAGCATCAACGTCCAAATCAAACGTACCAGCAGTAGCCAAATCTGATTGTTGGCAACCAAGCTTAGCGCGTGAGTTAACCGTACGAATGAGCTCGCGATTAATTTCAGCAAGAATTTCAGCCGACAAAATGTTAGCCAATTCAGCTTCAGCATCCAAACCATGGACAGCGCGCAAGTCTTGAGCGAGTTCCATTGTGTATTCAGCTTTCAAAGCGCGTGTTTTAGCACTAACAGTTGCTTTTTCAATTGTGAATGACATTTCTGGGAAAGCATTGCCTGATGCATCACCAAGAGCTTCACCTTGCTGAGTGGTCATACCACCACCAAAACCAAAGCCATCAGCAACATCGTCACCGCCAGTAGGAACAACATCTGTACCTGGAAGCGAAGAAGAATCTCCAGAATGAGTACCATTCTTAGGAGTGCCTGATGTGCCACTGAATGAGCTTGAGCTGTAATCAGTATCAGCTTCGTTGAACAAAGCTTCTGTTGCATTCAAACGGTTTGCATTGTCGTTGTAGCGTGACTTCATTGCGAAGATCAAACCAGTAGGACCTGACATTGGCTGAACACCAGCAATATCATATGCAATAAGGTTAGGCATTGCACGGCGAACCAACGAAATAAGGATAGGATCCCAGTTGTTGATTGCACCAGTACCACCAGAGGTGGAGTTAGTAGGAGCAGCTTCGCTCAAGTACTGAGATTGACCGCGCTCTTCAGCGAGTGCCTTTTCAGTATTTTCAAGAATTGCTGCGGTAATAGCTTTTTTGTACTTATCTTGAATTGATGGGGCATGTTCGTTTTCAAGAACTGGGCTCCACTTTTCAACTAGGGTTTCTGCGTTAAACATTTAAGTTTTCTCCTTGGGTTTATTTCTTAAGTGCAGAGAGGTATTGCTCCATTAATGGGGAAACTTCAGTGTGCTTTGTTTCCTCATCAATTTGCTCTTCCTCAGATTGGGCTTGAACAGATTGCTTTTTAAAATATGACTCTTTGATGGTATCAACTTTCATTGAAAAAGTATCTTCCGAATCAAAAGCAATATCTTCGGTTAAAGACTTAAGCTTTTCAGCCTGAGCTTCTGACAAATCCTTAGCTGCCTCTTGAATAACTGCTTCGCGGGCATATTGCTTGATGGATTCTGACAACTCAATGTTGCGCTGAACGGTAGTATTCAATTGCTCTTCGAGTTCATCAACCTTGTCGGCTAAACCGTCAACAAGATCAACTTTTTCTTCAGGCACTTGAATATAATGCTCAGTGAAAACACCATGTAGAGCAGACATAAACGATTCAGCAATTTCAGCACGAAGACCGTTTTCAATTGCTAACTTGTTTTCATCTACCCATGACTCGACAACATAGCTCAAGTAGCCGTCAACTTTTTCGACGAGTTCTTCTTGAATTTGTTGTACTTGCTCAGAAAGTTGTGTTTCATATTGCTCTTCAAGGCGCTCGACATGCTCAGACAATTTAGAAGAAAGAGCTGCTTCAAAAATAACTTCAGCTTTTTCTTTAAATCCTTCCGACAGTGTTGCTTCGGATTCAACTAAGGCTGACAAGTCGTCATCAAATGCACCTTGTACGTCTTCCTTAGCTACGCCTTTTGCCATAACCATTTCTTTTGCCTTGAGACCAGAAGGTTTCATTGGCTCAGAATTTTGCTTATCGCCTTTGCGAAGTGGTTGCTTTTTGGTCTTATCACCTGCAGCATCGACAGATTTTACTGAGTCTGCTTCTGCTGTTTCTGGGTTATGACCCATTGCCTCTTCGATTTCCCCGTCAAAATCTTCAACGTCTTCAACGAGATCATCTTGGAGGCCTTCATGTTTTTCAGACATGTGTTTTACTCCTATTGAGTTAAAGTTTCGAGAGGAAATCTTTGAAAGCTTTCATCTGCGTCTCAGCTAACTGACGAGATGGCGCCTTCATAATTTCAGTCTCATACTGTTCAAAATCTTGAGGTGTAGCAATACCGTTTTTAACGATCCATTCACCGTTTTCTAAAATCCATTCGACGCCTTCCATTATTCCATTAACAAAAGCGTCAGGTGCCGATGGATCTTGCACGATGTCAACCGTAGCCAACATAAAGTCTGGCTTAACATATGATACACCGCTGCGTTGCTCAAGACTACCCATACCACGACTAGAAACGCCTAGCTGTACACCACCTTCCATCAAACCGCGAGCGATTTGACCCATAGGCGTGTCTAGCAATAGCGCTTTACCCATCACATTATTTCCGTCCCAATTGAGTTCTGTAATGCGATGTGATACTTTATCCAGATTAATCGTTGGCCCTTCAGGGTGATTCAACTCACCAACGGCACGATTTCTGGCAACTTGTTCTGACATATATCTTTTAATTGCACCTTCTAAAACAGCTTTAGGATATATCCTACCATTTCGGTTACGCTGTTCAGCTTGCATAAAGATACCTTCGATAAGAGCTTTTTTCTTACCAGTATTTTTATCTTCTTGAAGAACGAATTGTACGTCTTCAATGTTTTCTGTTATTAATTTCATGTTGGATACGTTACCGATGTGAATTTAACCGCAGCATCTGCAGCAAACAATTTCCATAGTTTTGGCTTATCAATTAACACTACCTCAAAACCTAATATGGTCATTGTGCCTGCCACTGCACCAGTATCATCAACTAGAGTTACAAGATACGACGCAGATGCTGCAGTATTTGTTACTCTAACAACATGAGCATCTGATACTGTAACAGCTGTTCCTAGCGTTGTTGGTGCAGCAACCTCTGTGCTAATAGGTCTATACTTTGCCATTATTTTTGTTTACCCAATAATTCTACAAAATCTTTTAACGCCTTTTCAGCTTCCTTAATAGACCTGAATTTGTCAAACTGTTCACCATCTAAAAAAGCAACAAACTTATTTCCTTGCTTTCTAATTTCAGCTTTATACTTCCCAATCTTGTATGGTTTGCCTTCGGTGGCAGCTTCAAACAAAGATTGCCTAAATTCTTTAAAGTTCATCATTTTCAATATCGTCGTTATCTTGTTCAATTGATTCTTCAGTATCTTCTGCACCCATCATCGTTTGTGCCATTTGTACCTTTGTATCATCAAGGGCGCTACTGATTTTATCACTCATAATAGAATTAAACGACTCACCAGCTTTAACCATGTCATTGCTTGCCAAAGCTGCTATTAATTCGTTTGTATCAGACATAATAAACTCCTTTGATTATATTTATAAAAATAATATTTTCTAATTCATTTCATCAGGGTTTGGTATTTCACCTGCAGTTTTTTCTGCCTTAACCTGTTTATCAATTTCTTTTATTTCATCTTCATCTTGTTGAAGAACATTTTTACGAACCCACTCAATTGAATAATACCGACCAACGTATTCATTCATATCACGAAGTATTGAAATTCTATCTCGCAATAGCTCAGCGTTTTTCAGTTCAGTAAAATGGTTGTCCTCAAGAAAGTCAATATTAATATCTTGCTTTATTTCATTCCACTCTTCTTCAGTAAAAATGCCTTTGAGAATTAACTGAGTTTTAAGCAAGTCAATAAAAAGAGCAGAGAATTTTTTACGAAGACGCGAAATAAATTTTTGAAACTTTAACTCGTCACGAGTAATTTCCGTAGATCTGCCAAGTGAAAATTGAGCTTCTTGCTCAAGTCTGTTGACTGGAACATTAAGTGATTTGTACAACTTCTTTTGAAAATAAACAATATCGTCAATTTGCCCAAGGTTTTCACCGCCAGGAAGAGTTGTAATTTCTGTACCTCGACCGCCTTCTCGACGCGGCAACCAAAAGTCTTCGAGCATTGACATATGTTTACGGTCATCTTTCATTTCGCCAGTATTTGCGTCATAAACCATTTTATTACGATACTTCGACATGACGTTACGAAGGTATTCCTCAGCCTTACCTTTTGGTAAGTTACCGACATCAATGTAAAAAATACGACGCTCTGGTGCACGTGAAAGACGATAAATTACCAAAGAGTCTTCCATCATGCGAAGCTGATTGACTGGTTTTAATGCTTTATGCAAATATGACAGCACTTTTTTACGAGCTGGATCTAACACACCAGATGTCACATAGCAAATTGAATCCTTTGCAATCTTCAATCCTTGATTTGACTTTGCTAATGCATCGGATTGATAAACAAAATATTCATTAATATCTTTAACTAAACTAACTCCAGTTTTAGGATCACGTTCTTGTTTTATTTCACGAACTTTACGAATTTTTGTTGCGTCAACTGATCGCAGTTCAAGTAATCCTCTCTTAGGATTTTTTTCATCAATAATTTTATGAAAGTACAATCGCCCGTCAATGTACCAACGGCGATACATATCGTGCCCATACCAGTTGAAGTTTAATAATTTAATGATGTAGTTGAATTCTTCACGAATCATGTCTTTAATTTTATCTGACTGATCCAAATCATCTAACATAATTGAAACAGGATAAGAATCTTCATCCGATATAATTGATTCGTTTACAATATCCTCAATAGCTGCGTCGCACTCAGGCTGCTGCGCAATGTCTCGATATTTTAATATTAGGTCTCTTTCGGTACGCGCTGATGTACCTTCCATATCAACATATGAACCAAAGTAACCACCAGCATTAACAATATAACCTTCCCCGTCTTCAGTCGTAGGAGGTACAAAGGAAGCTTTTTTATTTTCTTCCTTTTCATCATTCTTTCGCTTGATTTCAAATCCAAATATATTGAATCCGGTATTACTAGTATCTGCCATTATTTTACAACTCCTAGGGAAACAGGGAGGGACAAGCCCTCCCGTATTCCTTTATTTATCAACAATACTAATTACGATGTCGTTCCCGCATCCCAATATTGTACTTGCATTTCAACCGAAAATTCCTCAATTGCATTTTCATTGTCATAAGACACTTCAATTGCACTCAAGCTAGTTGGAAAGCAACCACGCAGGAAGTACGACTTGACAACCACGCCAGATTTATCGAGTTGTTCGATAATAATATCTGCTTGATAATCAGTTGGGTTAGTAAGACCAGTGTTGGAGCGATTTTGATTAATACCATTCATCCAACGTTCAAATGCATTACGAACTGCAAAGTCCGTATCGTTAATAATTGTTAATGTTGCTGGTTCAAATGTGCGATCACCTGCAATTTGTACCTGACGACCACGAAATGGAATCGTGATAGGTGCAATTGTTGATGCAGGAAGCTGAGCTCCTTTGCACATAAATGATGTCAATTCAACATCACCAGCAGCATAAGCTGGAAAATTAACGTTTGCTTTGAACAGGTTGGAGCGAGCACCACCACCGACTAGTTTTGACTTAAAGTCATCAACGCCTAAGATAGCCATTTTTTATCTCTCCTTATTGTCCAACGATCTCAGAGAACTCAACACCAGTACGAGTGGCAATGAAATTCAATGTGATAAAGTTAATGGATCTTGCAGGTTTGATATAGATGTCTGCAACAAAGCGGTTTGAGTCAATAACCTCAGCCGTATTGTTACTGTCATCGCAAATAACTGCAAAGTCTGTAATACCGCGACGACCTTGAACATCACGAAGGAATGGCTCGACTAAGTTACGGAACTGAGCACGAGTAAACTCGTCGTTAAACTCAAAGAGCTGAAACTTAGCTGCAGTAGCAGTTGCCTTTTCAAGAGTAATAAACAAACGGCGTACATTAATGCGATCAAATGCAGATGGCTTAACCAATGCAGTTTTATCGCCGTAAAGTATAATACCTTCACCTGGGAATGCAACAATTGGATTGACTCGAGCTTTGTACAAATCATCACGATCTGCTTTCTTTGGGTTAAAAGCAATTTTTGTTACGCCGCGGAGCTGTCCACGGGTAAATCCTGCTGGGCTAAACCATGGATCAGTAACAGAATCTGTAAATGCGCAGAGACCTGCAACAGAACCAGCAGCAATTGTCCAGCGATATTTGTCATTGTACTTATCATACACATACAAAGCTGTAGAATCCATTACTGCATATGAGCTTGACGAAACCGTATCGGCCCATGCCTTTACGTCCGTGGCTGCAGTAACATTATTAACTGTTTCTGAAGTTGGAGGTGATAAAAATACAACAATGTCTTTACGAGATTCAGCAATTGCAATCAAACCGTTTGCATGAGCAGTAGCATCTGTTTCAGATACATCAGCGCCAATCATCAAATTAATATCAACAGTTTCTGCGTCACCAAAAAGGTCATAAGCAGTCTTAAGTTCTCCTACTGTTGCAACAGCCGATGATCCGTTCGATGCACCACCCAAAGAATACGATGTTGCTGTATCTAAGGTGACATATCCTAAAGAACCTGCGGTAGCAACTGTTTCACCAGCATTGGTCAACTCATCGTCATGACGGCCAAACCAAACATACTTTGATTGTCGATTAACAACATCAACATAGTAATTGGATGATCCATCAGCACGACGTGCATCTGATGCTTGTGATACGCCTTGGAATACTTCTAAAATTGTACCAGCTATTCCTGTCCACGCGCCATCTTGGTCAACAATAACAATGTGCATTTCATCGCCATTATCGCTATCGCTGTTTAAAACGAGTCCACGATCTGCGGCAAATTCACTTACATTTGGTGCAAAGTCAAACTGACCTGCATAAGGTGCAAATGAAGAATCAGCAAAAGCAGCAGCATTAGTACAAACTACAACTTGAACACTGTTACCTAATTCACCAGGATATTTAGCAATAAACTCAAATCCTTCGCCAGCAGTATCACCAGTTACGGAAAGGTTATCGTAGTCGGTTTCATTTTTAACTAAAATGCCAACTCCGCCAGCGGCTGCATTTAACTGTCCAGAATTATTTGTACGAACAACCCGTAGCGAATTTGTATATTGCAAAAATTGCGCGGCGGGCATAAAATACTTGTAGGTGTCGTCATTAGGTCTGCCAAAAACACTAACCAAATTATTTTCTGATCCTACGGTAACAATTTCTTCAACTGGACCCCAAGCAAAAGCGCCTGCAATACCACCGACTGAACTTGAAACGGCTGGAACAACATTGGTTAAATCAATTTCGCGGACTTCAACACCTGGAGAGACTTGAAAGCTCATGTGTTTTCCCCTTGATTTTTGAAAACTATTGATATGATTTTCATAATACGATGTTTGTCATGATTATATTTATAAATATATGGATTTCAATACAGCGTACCAATTTCGGGGTTAACTTTCCACACATCACCGCCTTCTACAATATATTCTTCTTCTGGGCTCGGAGCACCGTCATCAATAAATCCAAATGGTGTTAAGTCATCCATCATATCTTCTTCTGATTTTTCTCGCAACTTAGCAAGAGTGTTAATATCAGTTATATCTTTAAAGTACTGTTGATCTGATAACCAACCAAAAAGAACAAGCGACATAACAAGGTCATCATTACATCCAGGCTCTGCCTCGTATGATGTACCTTTACGAGAAAACGTTGATAGTTCAGATATTGTATTCATGTCATTAAGAATCAATTGATCTTGTTCAACCATCAACTTAACCATATTACAACCGATTGCCTTAACAGTTTTAGTTGTACGAATACCTGCATCAGATCCCTTACCAAACCCTGATGAAATACGTTTACCTGTCCTGCCTGCCGACTCAGTATATAAAACGTTTTCATATTCGTAATCATGGTGAAGCACTTCGGACACTTGTTGTCCAATATCATTGATTTCAACAAGCACGGCACATTCACCGTATGATTTGCATGTACGATAAATAATTTCTGCATACTCGATAGGCGTTATCATATTATCTTTAAAGGTACATACCTGCCTGTATGGCATTTTAGTAATATCAATAATTGAAAACGCGGAATAGTCTAAACCCTTTCCTCGCGACACGTCAACAATACAAACGTACTGATGGCTTTCAACGTGTTTTTCATAAAGGTAGAGATTGTTTTTATGTATAAGTGGATCTTTAGGTACTAATTGTTTTAATTTAGATCCATCAATCAACGTGCCAGATGAGCCTTGAAATTCGCACTCATATTCTTGAGCAAACTTTTGTAAATCACCATCAAGAGTATCAAGAGCTTCTTTTTTCCACGCCAAATCACGACCAGGTACTCGATTCCAAGGAACCTCGACAAAGGCGTAACCATTCGTGCCTTCCCGAGCGCCGACACAAACTTTGTAAAAATGATTCAAACCATTTGGCGTCGAAGTATACAGTACCTTAGTTGTATTACCTGAAGAAATTGTTGGAAGCACTGATGCAGAAAATTCATCCCATCCTTCAACAAATGCGGTTTCATCAATATAGAGTAAGTTCATTGACTTACCGCGAATGTTCGAAGAAGAAGTCGCTGCTGCTAAAACTTTTGATCCATTTTCTAACTCAACAGATCCTTTATTCCACTCAACAACACCTTGCTGCATCCAATTAGGTAATGATTCAAATGCAATTTTAATACGTTCAAGAATTTCCCGAGCTGAGTCACCTTTGTTTGCCAAAAGACCTACTCGTTTGTAATCGTTAAACAGGATGTAATGAAGAATCACAACAACGGCAGTTGTTGTTTTACCTGCTTGTCGACTTGTAACTACAGTTGTACGTCTATTGTTATTGAACTTTTCAATAATTTCACGCTGATAATCATACAAGTCAATTGTAATTAACCCACGATCAACGTGAACAATTTTTATGTAATTTTGAGCAAAGTAAATTGGATCATTCTTACACTTGACCCATTCCTGCACCATTTCCTTTGTCCAGTTGATTGGAACGTTGGCGCCTTTGAGATTTGAATTACCAAGATAGTTGGCGCTAGGAGTCGTTGCCATTATCAATTACGTTATCGTTATTATCATTGTTATCATTGCTGACTTTTTTTGCAGCTTGACGATCATCAATCATTTTAGACAAATCTTTCGTCGAACCTATAAACAAATTATTATTTGTTACTCCGAGTTGTGGAGTCGTACGAAGATCTTCTTTATTAACTTCTTTCTTTTTCTTTTGCAACTCCATCAATTTATCAGCAATATCTGCATTTGTTTTAATCATGTTTGCAAGAACTTCAAACGCGCGAGGATGCTCAGACTCTCTCGCCAAGTCTAACATCAGGTCAATTGCCTCATCTCCTTTTTCGACTAATTTGTAATATTGGTCTCGAGAAAAGTCATAATCGTCTTCTATTTGTTCTTTATTTTTATCAGTCATAGCTTTTAGTAATAACTTCTACTTCATTAACATTTAATGATATATTACTTACGGTTAATATATCATTTTTTATACTAAAGTCGTCAACAACAGTTAATTGTGTTCCAGCTAATATATTTGAAGTGTCAACATTTAGCGCGTGCCTAATATCATTTTTTAAAATAACACTTAATATTCTTTGGTTTTCAATAACTTCAAATGCAATTACGTCATTTTTTTGTAAGATATCTTTTAATTTCATTTTACAATTCCATTGATTGTCAAGTTAATCTAGAAATACGATTTTGAGATACTCCGTTATAACTAGTGAACCAACCTACAACTATAATTTTATTGTTATATTGTTCAGCTATATCAAAAACAAAACTATTAAATCCACTTCCAATGTTTAAACTTGTATCTTTAGATCCACTTGAGTTAAGCCTAATAAGCCTGTTTTGAGTAATACCATTATAACTACTGAACCATCCGCCTATTATAATTTTGTTATTTTCTTCATCTAAAATAAATGCTCGACCATCTAAACTTAAGCCACTTCCAACATTGAAACTTGTATCTTTAGATCCACTTGAGTTAAGCCTAATAAGACGATTTTGGCTTGAATTATTGAATACTGTAAAGTCTCCAGTTACTAAAATTTTTCCATTAGACTGTACAGCAATTTTGGAAATTTCACTGTTGGTTGAAACTTTAGAAGTTTCTCTTATAAAACCACTGCCAATATTGAATGATGTATCTAATGAGCCATTGCTGTTAAGTCTAACTAAACCGCTATATTCTGCAGCAGTGCCGCTAACTAGTTCAACGCGTGTTCCTACTGAATGAAATTCTCCGCCAACTAAAACTTTACCATCTGATTGAAGCGCTATAGTATTAATAGCATAGGAAGTTGGATAATTACTAAAATCTGGCGCATCAAAAGTTGTATCTCTAGTGCCATTTGTATTTAATCTAACAACCGAAGTCCCAAAATTTGTCCCATTATATGTTGCAAAATTTCCGCAAACTAAAATTTTTCCATCAGGTTGTAAAATAATGTCTCTAACAAAACTGCCAAATCCACTTCCAATATTAAAACTTGTATCTCGTGATCCATCGGGATTCAGTCTAGTGATACGATTTTGTGTAACTCCATTGTAACTAGTAAAAACTCCACCTACTAAAATTTTTCCATCAGGCTGTACTAAAATAGTTTTAACATTTTGATTAAACCCGCTTCCTGTATTAAAACTTGTATCTATTGATCCATCAAGATTCAGTCTAGTGATACGGTTTTGAGTCGTACCATCGTAACTGGTGAAATAACCACCAATTAAAATTTTGTTATCTAAATCAAATGCAATTTTCATAACATCATCGTTAAATCCAGTACCAATATTAAAGGTAGTATCTAAAGCACCGCTAATTTCTCCAATAACATTATTTATTGTAATTGCATTTGACACTGCTAATGCTTGATCGCTTGTAGAAGATATAGTTATTGTAAAAGTTTCACCGTCATCCTCTGTAGTATCAATTGTTGGTGACACTGAAAAGCTTCCTGTTGAGCTATTAACAGTAAATGATCCAGAAGAGGTACTAAAATCTTCTGGCCCACTTACTGACCAATTAAACGTAGTTCCATTTGCAACACCAGTGGTATTAACTGTAATGTTTAATGTTTCACCTTCAGTAACATTATTTGCCGCTGATATAATATTAAACGTTGGATTGCAGGTACCCCATATTGGTTTGTTTGCATTACTTAATGCTGAATTGGAAGCAAATAAACCAGGTTCACTTGTGAAATTTGTAACACACCAATCAGTAAGATCTTGATTAAATGAAGATGCGTTGCCAAACATAGCACCCATGTTAGTAACATTTGATACGTCCCAAGATCCAATTGGCTGATTGAATGATGATGCTCCACTAAACATAACAAACATATCATTTACATTTGATACATCCCAAGATCCAATTGGTTGATTGAATGATGATGCTCCATTAAACATGGCTTGCATACCAGTAACGTTAGATACGTCCCAAGATCCAATTGGCTGATTGAATGATGATGCTCCATCAAACATATAATCCATGCGTGTGACATTAGACATATTCCAAAAACTAATGTTTTGATTAAAGGATGAAGCATTTCTAAACATAAAAAGGACAAGGCTTACAGTAAATGGTATATCATTTGGAACTGATATTAAGTTTGTGCATCCATCGAATGCTTGAGATAAATTAGTAGTTTGCAAACTACCAAAACTTACACAGTTAACAACCTTTGATGCAGTTGTTGAAAATCCAGCAAAATGAGCAACAGTTCCAGTTATTCTTATTGTGTATATTCCTGGTACACTATAAGTATGTGTTAATTCATTTGTTGGCACTTTAACAGTATCATTAAAACCATCTCCCCAACTCACCACACAATCGACAGAATCTAACAATCTTAAAATTATGTCATTATTTGCACTATCTAATATTGTATTGATTGTAAATGACATAAACTGATCAGTCGGACCTGGACATGCTCCCCATATTGGGGTATTAATAAGTTCAAGTACGGATCCAGTTGCAAATCCAGGAGGCTCTTCTGTAATATTTTCAACACACCAATTGCTAATATCTTGGTCAAATAAAAGAGCAAACTCAAACATTTGATCCATTACTGTTACATTACTAGTGGACCATGAACTGAGAGGTTGATTAAATGACTCAGCAAAAGAAAACATACTTGTCATGTCAGTGACATTAGAAACATCCCAAGCGGACAAGCTTTGGTTAAATGATATGGCATTAAAGAACATGAATGCCATATTTGTAACGTTAGAAACATCCCACGCATCTAAAGGCTGATTAAAGTCAACTGCGCCATAAAACATGTAGCTCATGTTTGTAACGCTTGATGTATCCCAGGAATTAATTGGTTGGTTAAATGATGCGGCTTGAAAAAACACACCTTCCATTGCGTTAATACTACTAGTATCCCACGCACTAATACTATCATTAAATAGCGCAGCTCCCCAAAACATATAACTAATATCAGTTACAGATGAAGGAATTTCGTCTGGAGAAACTATAAGATTAATACAATTATAAAATGCGTTTCTTAAGCTGGTTAAACCAATGTCACCAAAAGTTGTACATTGTGTTAACTTAGCTGCATGTGTATCAACAAGACCACCAAACTGTGTTAATGAACCATCAATTTTAACTTCATATGTGTCACTGTTTTCATAAGTATGAGTAATGTAACCACTTGTTGTGATTTGCTCTAATGTGCCATCACCCCAGTTGACAATAATATCAACCGTGCCTCCTAAGTTAAATCCTACAGTATTAGACCCATTACCTAGAGTGGTATCATAAACAAGTTTCATTGCAGTATCAACAGCAGTTGCACCATAAAAATCAGATACGGAAATAGTACCCGCAACAATTCCACTAAGCTCTCTAACTAGAGTTTCATTTAAAGATATGGTTGTATTTTGCAATCGACTTAGTTCGACGTTTATATCAGCAAAAGATATTGGACCAGATATAGGTAAAGCCATATGTTAACTTATCCTATGATAATAATATATTAGTATCTATAAGTGTTTTATATATTGGCTCAGTTGAATTTATTGTCAGAGATACACCAGTATTGGAGGTTAAGGATTCCCCGTCAACAAAGTTATCATCAGGGTATAATATGATTATATATCCAATCCCAACTTCGCTTACCGTTCCAACTGTCCCAGAAGTAGAGCCAGTAACAGTGTCTCCAACATCAATTTCACCAGTCAATGAATCGTAATATATCTTAACAGAATCTGGAGGAGTAAAGTCATCATACGTTGCAGTGATACTATAATCGTCATCAGGACCTGCATTTGTAGGAGTAATAACAAACTCTTGCGATGAGTATGGAAGACCTTGTGATGTCATTTCAGGATTTGACAACAATACACCAGAATCTTTAATAATATTACCTTGTCTTAATGGGCCATAAAATTTTACTCGAGCTTCAAACTCAAGAGTGTAAATGATTGAACGGCGAGACATAAAGTCACCCTCGTAGTCATCAACTAAAGTTACGGCTTGTATAACAAAAGGTATGTCAGATTTAAAATTATTATTAACTTCCTTAACCGTTACTGTGTATTCAGGTTGAAAGTATGGCAAAATTTGCTCAAGAATTTGCAGAGCATCATCTTGATTTTTTGCTAATACATTGAGCTGAAACCCAATACGATATGTCGTAGGATACAATATGGATTGTTTCTTAGTAGGATCCTCCGAAGGTAAAGTTCGCGTAATACCTTTTTGTAGTTTGGTGTTTGTGTCATAAGTCATTGATACGATTTCAAATGACATACGAGGTAAGCGAATGGCAAGCTTAGGGTCATTCAAATATTTTTCGTCTGCAATTCGAGCCAAAAACTTTTGGCGTGGTCCATACGACAACGGTACCTTGATTGTAGAAAGCGCTTTACCTGAGGTGTCTTTTTTAACAACTTTAAGGTTATTAAACAACGTGCCAAATACGGCTACGGTGCGCTTGATGTGTTCGTGGTAAAAGTGTCCTGTAAACATTATGGTGTACTCGTGTCGCCGAAGGGATTTTGCTCAGAAAAATCTATGATATCATCCCCTCTATTTTCAAAGTAAGTATTTTGTGATAACGGTTCTTGTGGTATAAACTTATTGTCGTCATTAATACCATAAACTTTACTAATTGTCCAATCATCACCAAGATTAGAATCAACTCTAACAATATCTTTAGCAACCTGGAATGTTTTCAACGAACCATCCGAAGATGTTATGTTCGTTAGCGTAAGATCTGCGATTCTTGTTGGGTCAGACGGTTCGCTTGTTTGAGCAAAATCACTCACATCGCCATATACTTCAATACCTTCTTCATCTGTTGTAGCTTGAACAATAATTTGTTTTACCTTATCACCAATTGCAAATCCTTTTGTACCTCCGATGATTTCAATAACAGTTTGAGGACCGTATTGCTCTTCAAAGTAATCAACACTTTCAATTCCTGTGTCAAACTTTTCTGCAGAATATTCAAACAATTCACATTGAAGTTCATATGTTGGGAATTGCGAAAGTTGATAAAATGGAGATTCGTGCTCTACAAATTTGACTTCAAACAAACCTTTTGACAACGGTAAGTAAATCAAGTCTCCTTCACGCGGGCGTTCTTCACGAATTGCATTTTCATTGATATCGACTAATCGTGCAAATTGACGACGAGATACAACAAAGGTAGCTTGATCACGAATTTCTAAACCAAACTTTGTATACAGGTTTCCTTCACCTTCAAACCCGTCAGTGTTAGCAATATACATTTCAATCATATATGCAGATTCGTACTTTGAATATTCTTCATTCAAAATTTCATCTGGCGTGACGGTTTCTCTAGGTATATAGAGTACGTCTTGCCCGTACATTTTTAAAGATTCAATAACCAAATCTTCATATAAGAGTTGCTCTGATCGAACTTTGGGAGAAAGAAAAACATTTGTTGGCACTGTGCTTTATCCTACAAACATATTCGGTGGGAATTCATATTTCAATTGCATTTCTTC